CTACTTTACCTATTGCTCATTCAACAAGGCTCATTTTTCAACATATACACACGTCTACACACCTTTTAATTTTCTGCCATAAAACACCACTCCCCCTACAATCAAAACGTGCAGTTGTTAAACCGGCGCAATGGGAACGAAGAATCTAATTTTTTTCCGGTTTTCAAATTAGGGCTCAACGAATTGGCAGGCGAGCTTCTTACCCATTACTGCACTTGACAAATTTAAAAACTTACATAACATACACACCATATCAACCCTCACTGGAGAATTCCATGGCTACTAAACCCGGTTTGTACGCAAACATCAATGCCAAGAAAGAACGCATGGCCGCTGGCTCTAAAGAGAAGATGAGGAAGCCTGGTGACAAAGGTGCCCCTAGCAAGATGGACTTCATTAAGTCCGCTAAAACGGCTAAGAAAAAGTGAAGCGATACAACCTTCATTTACCTGAAGAGTTGCTGGAAGCCCTGCGTGCCGAATCTAGGCGCACGGGGGCAACTGTGAGCGAGCTCATCAGACGTGCAATCATGGAGTACATTAAGAAATGAACAGTGATCTCATACACGTTAACCATTCAGAGTTTGCAATGGCACCAGCGTCAGATGAGCCTCACGTCACTTTGGATATTCCGCCCCAGCTAGTGTGGGAATGCGCAGCAGGACTTGAAGACCCAGCATTGGTCGCAGCCAGGTTTGGTTTTGAGGGTGACAAGTGGGAGCGTTTATCGCAGTGGCCTCCATTTATCCTTGCAATTCAGTCACAGCGTGCGGAATTTGAGAGGAACGGAATGACATTCCGCCTCAAAGCAGGGCTCATGGCTGATGAAATGATGAGTCAAATGTTCAAGCAGGCCATTGGCATAGACACAACCATTTTGCAAAAACTTAGTGTATTTAACAGTCTTGTAGACGTAGCAGGGTTAAAACCTGATAAAAAAGCTGTGGACACCAATGCACAGCAAGCCCCTAAGTTCAGTATCACAATAAACTTTCCAAATCAGCAACCCACACCAGTGACAATAGATGGCTAATCTTGTATATACACCGCCGATATCGATAGTTCCGTTTTTATCGTCGGACAAGTTTGCTAACTTTGTTGTGGGGCCAGTGGGTTCTACCAAGACAACGGCAAGCCTTATTAAGATTGGCTACGAGGCTAAACGGGTTAAAGCAGGGCCTGATGGCATCCGCAAATCGCGTTGTGCTGTGATTCGTAACACCCGCCAGATGCTGTGGGACACGACCATACCGGACTTTTTGAAGTGGTTTCCAGACGGGGAAGCTGGTTTGTTGGAGAAGACCAACAGTAAGTTCTTGCTTAAGTTTGACGATGTTGAATGCGAGATTTTGTTTCGTGGACTTGACGATGCCAATGACGTAAGACGGTTACTGTCGTTGCAGTTGACGTTTGGTGTAATGGACGAGTTTCGTGAGATTAATCCCGACATTTACAACGCACTGACGGGTCGTCTAGGTAGATACCCTGATAAAACAATGAATGGCGTGGGTGCTTGCGCAGATGACGGCACGCAGATTCACAAGGTATGGGGTGCAACCAACCCACCCGATGGGGATACGTTCTGGGAAAAGATGCTGGTTGACCCGCCGGACAACATGCACGTGACCATACAACCATCTGGTCTGTCTCAAGAAGCTGATTGGGTGCAATTTTTGCCGGACGGGTACTACGAGAACTTGTGTGAAGGTAAGTCAGAAGACTGGATTGACGTGTATGTACACGGGAAATTTGGTAAGTCTTTGTCTGGTCAGCCGGTATTTAAAGCGTTTAACAAAGAGACGCATGTGGCTAAGCAGGCGCTCAATCACATCAAACTGCAGACTCACCCCCTCATTATTGGCATGGACTTCGGGTTAACCCCAGCATGTACGATCAATCAGGTGGATGCGCAGGGTAGGCTATTGACGTTTGCGGACCTGACTTCAGACGGTATGGGGACGTTGAGGTTCTGCCGTGAGAAGCTCAAACCGCTGCTGGCGAACAGGTTTCCGGGTATGAATGTGTTGATTATTGGCGACCCTGCGGGGCAGCAGAGGGCTCAGACAGACGAGAGATCGGTGTTTGATATCTTGCGCGCAGAAGGGTTTAGAGTTATTTCTGCCAAATCAAACAGTGTTGTTGCACGTATCAACGCAGTCGATAAGATGCTCACTAGAACGGTGGATGGCAAACCTGGTCATCTAATTGATCCGTGTTGTACAAATTTAATTGCTTCCCTTCGAGGTGGATATAGGTATAAAATCCGTCAGAACGGCGAGGCTGATGATAAGCCCGAGAAAAACTCGCATTCCCACATTGCTGATGCGCATCAGTATGCATGCTTACATGCGGATGGAAACGTAACCGGGGATACGTGGCAGAGAAAAGCCGTTGAAGTTAAACGCGTCGATTACGCGTGGACTTGACACATCCCAAAATATTGGTAAGGTAGCACTATGCAACTTGGCTTGAACATGACGAATTCTGCCGCACCGGGAACTATCTCGGCGGGTGGTGGCCTTGTCACCATTAAATCGCTCAAAGCGATGGCAGAAGAACGTGCAACCGCACAGCAAGCTAATTCGCAGCCTGTAGTACAAGCGCTTAACGGTTATATCCGTAAGCAGTGGATGTCATCCATGATGGCAAAGCAGATGACCTCTGAGATTAAAATGCTCAAGTCAGTGCGTGCACGTCGCGGTGAATATGATCCCGATAAACTTGCACAACTGCGTGAGCAGGGCAGTTCGACCATCTACATGATGATCACATCGAACAAGTGCCGTGCAGCATCTAGTTGGCTGCGTGATACGTTAGTTACAGCGTCAGATGACAAGCCTTGGACCATCGAGCCTACAGCGTTACCTGATCTGCCTCCGAACGAAGTAGAAGGTATTTTGCAGCAAGCACAGATGGAAGTTGAGCAGTTGTATTTAAATGGTACACCGCCAACAGATCAGCAGGTACGTGAGCGCTTGCTTGAGATGAAAGACATGGCGCTGTCTCACTTGAAAGATTTAGCCAAGCGCACAGCAGAGCGCATGGAAGTGAAAATGGAAGACCAGCTGCAAGAAGGCAATTGGTCTAAAGCGTTTTCAGAATTCCTTGATGACATTACAACGTTTCCATCAGCGTTTATAAAAGGCCCCATCATTCGTAAGCGTCCAAAATTAAAATGGATTCCTACGCAAGACGGTCAATATACGCTAGAGCAGAACGAAGAACTTGTAATGGAGTGGGAACGCGTAGACCCCTTTAACATCTACCCATCTGCTGATGCATCAGATGTAAATCAAGGTGACTTGATTGAGCGTCATAAATTATCTCGCGCTGATTTGCAAGCCATGATAGGTGTCGAAGGTTACAGCGAAGGTGCTATTCGTGCGGTGCTTGAGACATATGGTAAAGGCGGTCTGCGTGACTGGATTTACGTTGACATGAACAAGGCCGCTGCTGAAGGTAAGTCCACCATGGGCGTTCAGCAGAACCCTTCTAAACTGATTGATGCACTACAGTTCTGGGGTAGCGTACAAGGCCAGTTGTTACTTGACTGGGGCATGTCTGCTGACGAAATACCGGACCCACTTGCAGAGTACCCCGTTGAAGCATGGATCATTGCTGACTGGGTTATCAAAGCAGTTATCAACCCTGACCCACTAGGCCGTCGTCCTTACTACAAAGCATCGTATGAAGAAGTTCCTGGCGCGTACTGGGGTAACTCTGTAGCTGATCTGTGCCGTGATGCACAAGACGTCTGTAATGCCACTGCACGTGCATTGGTGAACAACATGTCTATTGCGTCTGGTCCTCAAGTTGTTTACAACATTGACCGGTTGCCACAGGGTGAGAACATCACACAGATGTACCCATGGAAGGTATGGCAGGTTACATCTGACCCGCTCAATGGTTCTGCTCCTCCTATGCAGTTCTTCCAGCCTAGCTCGTTATCGCAAGAGTTGATGGCAGTGTTTGAGAAGTTCAGCATTTTGGCTGACGAGTACACAGGCATTCCACGTTACATGACGGGCGACAGCCCTGCAGGCGGCGCAGGTCGCACTGCTTCTGGTATGAGTATGCTGATGAGCAACGCTGGTAAAGCCATCAAGCAGGTGGTTGCTAATATTGACGGCAATGTTATCTCTCCTGTTATTGACCGGTTGTATTACTACAATATGCGCTACGGCACTGATCCCGATTTGAAGGGCGATATTAATATCGTTGCACGCGGCGCAGTTTCTTTGATTGTCAAAGAACAAGCACAGGTTCGTCAGAACCAGTTCTTGCAGATTGCATTGACCAGTCCGTTTGCTCAGCAAATCATTGGTGTTGAAGGTGTTGCCGAGTTGTTGCGTCAAGGTGCAAAGACTTTGGACATGAACCCTGATCGCATTGTTCCTCCAGTGGAAATTATTAAGCAGCGTATGGCGCAAGCACAAGCGGCGCAACTCGCTCAGCAGCAACAACTTGCTCAGGCAACTGGTCAAGTCGAAGCAGGTGGTTCACCACCAAACCCAGGTCCCGGTGCGCAGCTTCAGAATGGTGCTCCCGTGACAAATAATTTTGCAGCAATCCCTGGTGTTGGTAGTTGACAACACTGTTTTCCGGTATATCATTTCGCTTATTAAAGGAGCATCCAAATGCAAGCAATTAACCCTAAAGAGTCACGCCCAGCTGGCTACGCTCAAGATTCAGCTAAAACTGACGGCATGTCTAAAGGCGGTTCAGTCGGTGGCGGCGGTAGCAACGGCGACATCTTCGCTACATTAAAGCGTGGTGGTGCTGAGTACACTGCTGACAAAGCTAAAACTGACGGCATGTGCAAGTAAATGGTTCGTGTCGATGAAAGAGTAGCGCGGTGCCTAGGGTTACTGCGCTCCCCTGAGATGCAACCATTGATAGAATTTTTGAAAGATCGCCGCCAAGAGACTCTCGAAAGACTTGGTGACGTTCAAGGTGAAGAAATGAAGTCTCGGCTGCAAGGCCGGAACCTCGAACTCAGGGAGTTCCTTGAGATGGTGGACCAAGCAGAAATGCTGTACGCCAAAACCCGCAGGTAAGCGCAGACCGTTAAGTCGGAGCGCAAACCTAAATTTTTAATTTAACAGTAGCAGACCGTAAGCGAATAGAGACTGACCGTAAAGCCGGAGTCTTAAAGCGTAGTCGGAGCGAAGGAGATAGAGATATGGCATTGCCACGTGTAATTCAGGAACAAGTTGAACAAGCTGATGCTTTTGTAGCCCAGATGACAGGACAGACCGATCAAACGGAGACTGCGCCTCAAACTGATATAGACCCACAGCCCGACCCTAATACAGTAGCACAGCCCGTCTCGCAAGAGAATGAACCGAGACCAGCACCGGTGCCGGAAGAAACTTGGGAACGTAAGTACCTGACGCTCAAAGGCATGTATGACGCTGAAGTGCCACGTTTGCATTCGCAGATGCGTGAGATGAACCAACAGGTTCAAAGTCTTATTGCAGAAGCGGCTACAGCTAAAGCACAGCAGCCCAGACCGGAGCCAGTAACGGCTAAGACTCTTATCACTGAACAAGACAAAGAGGCTTTTGGCTCTGACTTGTTGGATTTGATTGACCGTGCGACTGAGCAGAAACTAGCGGGTAACCGCGATCTTGAAACTCAACTTCGTGCCGAGATCAATGAGTTAAAAGGTAAGCTGGGGAATGTGACCGAGCGCCAAGTGGTATCTGATAAAGATCGCTACGAAGCTGCTTTAAGTTCGCAAGTCCCAGATTGGGAAGCCATGAACATAGATCAAGGTTTCCTGACATGGTTGGCTGAAGTAGACCCAGTTTATGGGATGCCTCGCCAGTACGCTTTGACCAATGCGTATGAGTCGCTAGATGCGAACCGTACTGCAACGATCTTCAAGCAGTATAAAGCCACGCTTGCCCCAGCTCCGCGTCCTCAAGCTAACCGAGAACTTCAGCGTCAAGTAGCACCGACCCGCTCGCATACGTCGCCTGCTCCTACAACTTCGTCAGCAGACAAACGGCTCTATACCACCTCGGATATTGATTCGTTTTACACTGAATGGAGACGGGGGTTGATCGATGAGGCAGAAGCGGTGCAGATTGAGAGAGATATCCATGCCGCTATCAATGAAGGCCGAATTCGTTAAGAATGTCTTAGTTGTAGCGGTCAGTTTTTAATTTTTGTTTTTTAAAAAAGGACTAGACCATGTCTACAATTACCGCAGCAGCAGCCTATCCCATTAACTCCGGTGGTTTTAATACCCCCGGCGGTCAGGTTGCCTATTCTGGAACCGCTTACTCCGGTTCTTTCATCCCCGCTCTCTGGTCTGGCAAGCTGGCCCAGAAATTCTATGCCGCCACAGTTTTTGGTGAAATCGCCAACACTGACTGGCAAGGTGACATCACCGGCATGGGTGACACAGTGATCATCAACACGATCCCTTCCATCACCATCAACAGCTACTCTATCGGCCAAAACTTGGCTTATGAAGTGCCTGCTCCTAGCACATTGCAGTTGGTTATCAACAAAGGTAAGTACTTCGGCGTGAACGTGAACAACGTTCTCGAGTTGCAAGCCAAGCCTAAGTTGATGGACATGTTCACCAACGACGCTGCCATGCAAATGAAGATTCAGATCGATAAAGACGTTCTGTATACCAACTTCAACCAAGGCTCTGCTTCTAACCAAGGCGCAACTGCTGGTGCTATCTCCGGTGGCTACAACCTCGGTATTGACACATCTGCCATCACTTTGACTGCCTCTAACATCTTGTCTAGCATTACTGCTTTGTCAAGCGTGTTGGATGAAGCCAACGTGCCTGAGACAGACCGTTGGTTGATCATTACCCCCACAGAGCGTCAGATTCTGATGCAATCTAACTTGGCACAAGCTCAGTTCATGGGCGACGCTTCTAGCGTGTTGCGTAACGGCAAGATCGGCATGATCGACCGTTTCACAGTGTATGTGTCTAACTTGGTCCCACGTGGCGCTGCTGGCAAAACTTGGATGAACCCCAATACTGGTACCGATGCTAACTTGTCTAGCGCAGTTAAGCGTCACGCCGTGATTGCTGGCCATAAGTCTGCCATTACCTTCGCTTCTCAGATCGCTAAGGTTGAGAGCTTGCAGAACCCTAACGACTTTGGTACGTTGGTTCGCGGCTTGAACGTGTACGGCACTAGCGTTGTACAGCCTAACGGTCTGGCTTTGTTGGTCGCTGCAGGTTAAACTCCTACCGGAGAAGGCGGGGCTTCGGCCCTGCCATTTATTAACCTAAGGAGAACACCATGGCCATTATTGACGATCTCATTTCTAGTGGTTTGTCCTTGCCTCAAGCGCAAGCTGTAATTGCTGAAGATACTACTTCCAACATCGATGGTTTGGTATCTGCAGGTTTTACTTATACACAAGCTCTAGGTATCACTGGCCTTGATGCAGGTACTGCAACCTCTAACAACTTAGTTGTTCAAGGTCTGTGGTCTGGCACGCAAGTCCCCGCAATTGTTGCAGCTCTTGCTGTAACTTGATAAGGTGAATTATGGGTACGGTAACCGCACAAACCATTATCAACAAAGCGGCAATTCAGTTAACTGATATTGCCAATGTTCGTTGGACCCGTGCTGAATTACTCGGCTGGTTAAACGATGGTATGCGCCAAATCGTAACCATGCAACCGAGTGCTTCATCGACCACCGTTTCGAAGTTATTGACTGCTGGAACACGGCAAACAATTCCTTCAGACGGTTGGTTGTTGTTACAGATTTATCGCAATATGGGTACTACTGGCTCAGCTGCTGGTCGTGCAATTCGTATTGTGTCTCGTGAAGTGCTTGATGGATTTGATCCGTACTGGCATACCGGAATTCCAAAAGCCGAAGTTAAAAACTTCATCTACGACATCCAAGATCAAACGGCGTTTTACGTATACCCTCCCAACACTGGGACTCAATACGTTGAGTTGAACTATTCAGCTCAGCCTACTAACTTGACAACTGAAAATCAAGTTATTCCAATTTTTGATATCTTCCAGTCTGCATTGGTTGATTACATTTTGTTCCGTGCATGTAGCAAAGATGCTGAATACGCTCCTGGCCTGCAGTTGGCCCAAGGTTATTTGGCAACGTTTACAGCGGCTATGCAAGGCAAGGCTCAAACCGAAGCGACTAACGATCCTGTTAATGCGCTTAACCCACGTAATGTGGCTATTCCAGGATCACAAACATGAGCGACGTATCTTACGAGGCGTTTCTGCCTGATGTTATTCAGTTCGTTAAAGACGTACCTGAAATTGTGGCTGTACAAGCCATTCGCAATGCTGCTATTCAGTTTTGTGAAAAAACACGTGTGTTACAAACTGAATTGACTGCAATGGATAGCATAGAAGGTGTCTCGGTATATCCGTTTGAGCCAGATATTGGGTATAAAGTTGTTGACATTATGGAAGCGTGGTATGGCGATCAGCTATTGATCCCCAAAGCGGTTGAAGAACTGACGCGCATTTATCGCACGTCCAACTGGAATGATTTAGACGGCAACCCTTACTACTACTTTCGTAGCCGCACACAAGAGATTACTTTGGTGCCTAAACCACAAACTTCTGAAACTGCGCAAATAAAACTGCGTGTTGCAGTTGTGCCTTCGCGTGCTTCATCTGTAATTGATGAAGAAATCTTTGAACGGTACTACGAATTCATTACCTTGGGTGCACGTGCGCGTTTGTACGATACGCCTGATCAACCATATTACGAGCCTAAGTCTGCGCAGCTGTATTTAAAACGTTTCAGCGACGGCATGAATGAAGTTCGTACCCGCGTAGCAAAAGGTTTGACCCGTGCTTCTGTTCAAATTGAATATCAAAGGTTTGTATGACCGCCGCTGCATATGATTTTGTTATCGAACAAGGTGCAACACTAGACAAAACGTTTGTCTGGAAAGACAGCACTGGGACTGTTATTAATCTGTCAGGTTATACCGCTCGTATGCAAATTAGACAGACTGTCAGTTCTAGCACAGTTCTGTTAGATTTAACAACCCTAAACAACCGAATTATTATCACGGCTGGACAGGGCAAAATTCAATTGTTAGTGTCAGCTGCTGACACAGGCGCTATTACTTGGCAACGAGGGAGATACGACCTAGAATTGGTTTCTTCTACAGGCATTGTCACCCGTTTACTGTACGGTGATGTGGAAGTTTCTAAAGAGGTCACTAGATGAGCTATACGATTGTTGAAGAAATAGGGTCTGACACAAGTCTTATTGTTGAAGACACCCCTCTTGCTCCTACAATTGTTGAAGTACTTGCTGTAGGACCTCAAGGCCCGGTTGGAGCTACGGGTTCTGGTTTAGCAATCAGTCAGACTGTTGCAACGTTTGGAGATTTACCTGCAACAGGTAGTCCTGGGCAAGCAGTATTTGTTGCTGCAACGGGCTTAATTTATATTTGGAGTAACACATAATGGTATGGGTTAATGCTGGTCCTCTTTCTGGTCCGACAGGCCCAACTGGTGCGGCAGGCACCGGTATTACCATTAAAGGCACTGTTGCTACGATCAATGATTTGCCAATCTCTGGCAATCTAACGGGTGACACTTACGTTGTTGCCTCAAACGGTCATTTATATGCTTGGAATGGCGCGGCATGGATTGATGCAGGCCAAGTCACTGGACCTACGGGTCCGACAGGGGTAGCTGGCCCTACTGGTGCTTTAGGCCCAACAGGTTCTCAAGGTGTACAGGGTGTCCAGGGTAACGTTGGCCCTACAGGGGCAGTTGGCCCCACCGGTATACAAGGCATTCAAGGCGTTACGGGTCCGACAGGCGCACAAGGCATTCAGGGTGTTACGGGCCCTACAGGTACTCAGGGTATACAAGGTATTCAGGGTGTTACTGGACCTACTGGCGCACAAGGTATTCAGGGTGTTGTAGGGCCTACTGGTGCGCAAGGCATCCAAGGTATTCAAGGACCCACCGGTTCACAGGGCATCCAAGGCGAGGTTGGCCCAACGGGCGCTCAAGGTATTCAAGGTGTTACAGGCCCTACCGGCCCAACAGGCGCTCAAGGTATTCAAGGTGTAACGGGTCCTACAGGTTCTACAGGCACTGCTGGCGCTAATGGTGATCGCTATAAAACAACAAGTACAACGTCGTTAGCCGTTGCTACGGGTACTAATTTAACTCTGACAATTGGTACAGGACTGTCATATTCTGAAGCTCAGAATATCATTATCAGTTACAACGGTGATACCACTACCCACTTACATGGCCCTGTTGTCTCCTACAACAGCGTTAGTGGTCTACTAACGTTTGATGTTGTTAATGTTACCGGCACAGGTACGTATGCCGACTGGACAGTCAATCTTGATGGTGCACAAGGCGTTCAAGGCCCTACAGGCCCAACTGGTGCCGCATCAACTGTTCAAGGCCCTACGGGACCTACTGGTCCTACGGGCGCGCAAGGCATTCAAGGTGTTACAGGCCCTACTGGGGCTCAAGGCATTCAAGGTGTTGTTGGTCCTACAGGCCCAACAGGCGCTCAAGGTATAGTCGGCCCCACAGGCGCTGATTCCACAGTTGTTGGACCTACCGGCCCTCAGGGCACTCAAGGTATTCAGGGTATCCAAGGCGTAACTGGCCCTACGGGACCTACAGGTGAACAGGGCATTCAAGGCATTCAAGGTCCAACTGGTGCTCAAGGTATCCAAGGCGTGACTGGCCCTACTGGCCCTACAGGCGCACAAGGCGATCTCGGACCTACTGGCGTTCAGGGTGTTCAAGGTATCCAAGGTATTCAGGGCATAGTTGGCCCAACAGGCCCTACGGGCTCAACTGGCGCTGACTCAACTGTGCAAGGTCCTACAGGCCCAACTGGTTCGACAGGCCCTACAGGTCCTTCTATTACAGGTCCTACAGGCGCTCCTGGTTTTGGTTATCCGTTCTCGGCTATTACATATTCGTTTACTGGTGATAATTCCACGACAACGTTTACGATTGGTTCTGGGTTTGTAACTGACAATATTCTTGTCTATTTAAACGGTGTTGCTCAAAAACCAACGACGGACTTTACCGTCAGCGGTACAACACTCAGCTTTGTTATTGCTCCTGCATCTGGGCATTCCATTGTTATCCGCGCTTTAAAAGGTGACGGCCCTACCGGTCCTACTGGTCCATCTGTTACTGGCCCTACGGGTCCTACAGGCGCACAAGGTATCCAAGGTAATCTTGGCCCGACAGGCGCACAAGGTATTCAAGGTATTCAGGGTATCCAAGGCGTAGTTGGCCCCACAGGTCCGACTGGTTCTACAGGTTCTACGGGTGCTGTCGGCCCAACTGGTCCTACAGGTTCTACAGGTGCTCAAGGTGTGGTTGGACCTACTGGCCCTACCGGTGCACAAGGTATTCAAGGCGTTACAGGCCCAACGGGTGCACAAGGCAATACCGGACTTACAGGACCTACAGGGGCACAAGGTGCTGTAGGCGATCACGGCCCAACTGGACCGCAAGGTATCCAAGGCGATCAAGGTATTCAGGGTAACGTTGGACCCACTGGTGCTCAAGGTATTCAGGGTAGTGTTGGCCCTACAGGCGCACAAGGCATTCAGGGTAATACAGGCTCTACAGGTCCCACTGGCCCAACAGGTACTGCTGGTGCAAACGGTGATCGCTACTTAACTACTAGTACTACGTCGCTCTTAGTTAGTAATGCGCAAAAAACCTTAACCATCGGTACTGGTCTTGCGTACTCAGAAGCGCAAAACATCATTGTTAGCTATAACGGTGACACAGTCACTCACATGCACGGCCCTGTTGTTTCTTACAACAGTTCTACCGGTGTCTTAGTTGTTAACATAACAGGCAATACAGGCACAGGTACATACGCAGATTGGACAGTAAATCTTGACGGTGCTCAGGGTGTAGCTGGCCCAACAGGTGCAACAGGTCCAACGGGTGCAGCTTCAACGATTGCAGGCCCTACTGGCCCAACTGGTACTCAGGGCGATAGCATTACTGGCCCAACTGGTCCTACTGGTGCGCAAGGTACTGCAGGTCCTACGGGCCCACAAGGTAACCAAGGTATTCAAGGCATCCAGGGTGTACAGGGAGACTCTGGCCCGACAGGTCCAACTGGTTCTGCTGGCACTTCTGGTTTAGCTGGACCTACTGGTCCCACTGGTGCCGATTCTACTGTCGCTGGTCCAACTGGCCCACAAGGCACACAAGGCACACAAGGTGTTGCTGGCCCGACAGGCCCTACTGGTAGTGTCGGCGGTACCGGCTCTGTCGGCCCAACAGGCGCTCAAGGTAGTCAAGGTCCAACTGGTCCTACAGGCACACAAGGCGCGCAAGGTATTCAAGGTATTCAGGGTATTGAAGGTACTGCTGGTCCAACAGGCGCAACCGGCCCAACTGGCACTGGCCCAACAGGACCTCCCGGAACTCCTGCAACGACGACATACACGCGCACGAGCTTTACAGCATCCGCTGCACAGGCTACGTTTAGCGTTACTTACGAAATCGGTTTTGTTGCGGTTTATCAAAACGGTGTGTTCTTAAACGGCAATGACTTCACTGCCACAAACGGAACAACGATTGTCTTGGCCACACCTGCTGCGGCTGATGACATCATTGAAACGATTGCGTACACAGTTACCAACATTGCTGCGCCTACTGGCCCAACAGGACCGGGCGGACCGACTGGACCCTCCGTTACTGGACCGACTGGACCAACGGGTGCTGCTGGTGCAACATTAACTGCAGCTACTCAAACGTTCACCGGTGACGGTACAACGACTGCATTTACGATCACAACTGGATACACCGTGGACAACTTGTTTGTGTTCTTGAACGGTGTCTGTATGGCTCCAACGTCGGACTACACAGTATCGGGTACTACGTTAACATTCACATTCACACCGCTTTCTGGACAAGCAATTGTTGTTCGCCAGCTGAAATAATTCTTGAGGTAATCAAATGACAATCGCAGCAATTTTTTCAAAATTTGCAAACAAGGTGAACTCGCTTGGTACAGCGTTCAATGAAACGGTGTTTGCGATTACCGACGGAGCATCTGTAGATATCAACCCAGCAAACGGCACGATTCAAACTTGGTCACTGGGCGCAAGCCGAACACCAACAGCAACGTCCTTTTTGTCAGGGCAGAGCGTAACTTTAATGGTCGCAGGTACGGCCAGCACTATTACTTGGACAACGATGGCGGTAACATGGGTGGGTGGAACTGCACCGACTCTGCCGACCACGGGGTACGGCGTAATCGAATTGTGGAAAGTTAACTCAACAATCTACGGAGCTTCCGTTGGGAATGTAGCCTAATGTTTTTGACCCATGCCTTACGTGCCATCTTTCGCGCTGCTGTTGTCACTGGTGACTCACTGTGGAAATTCGTAACTTTACTGATTAGCGGCACACCCCCCGCAGTCACGTTTATTTCTGATGCCAGCACAAACGGCAACGTATTGACGTTGAACGGCGACACACGTCCTAGCAATTTCAACCCATACACACCGGGTTACTACAGCAACTTTTTTGACGGTACTGGGGATTATGTAAGCGTACCTGACTCAACGGCCTTTACTATGGGCGCTGGTGATTTTACTCTTGAGGCTTGGGTGTACTTAACAACAAGTGGTACGTCAAGAGTGATTATTGGTACGTGTGATGCAGCTGGTACTCAAGCATCAATGTCATACACACTTTCCGTCAATACCTCCAACAACCTTTTATTTGGCGTAGGTTACAATGGAACAATGTATTATTCCACTAATACAGGTACCGTACCAATTAATCAGTGGGTGCATGTAGCAGGAGTTAGAAATGGGGCAAACGTATATGCATATTTAAACGGTGTTCAGTCTACTACAAACACTAACATGGGTTCTTTATCAATAACAGACTCATCACAA